TACGCGCATCCAACGAACCGTCAAAAACAAGGTGTTGAACTAAGACGCTTTCCGTTTGCCCGATCCGGTGACAACGATCCTCCGCTTGCATCATATTCGCAGGTGTCCAATCCAGTTCCGCAAATACGACTTTCGACGCGGCGGTTAAGGTAATACCTACCCCGGCGGCGCGGATTGAGCCGACAAATATTTTGCAGGTCGGATCATTCTGAAAACGGGTAACACTATTTTCCTTTTCAACATCGGACATTCCGCCATATAGTTTCACGGCTGCCAGGCCAAAATGATTTTGCAGCGCGTCCACGACTTCCCGGTGATGGGCCATAATTACGACCTTTCCGTTTGATTCAACTATGTCGGAAATATGCTCAATCACGAACGGTATTTTTGCCTGCGCAAGTTCGCGGCGAATGGTGGCCATTTCCTCAAATGCTACTGAATACGCCTGCCGTAGTTGCCCGACAGCGGCGGCGTAGGCGTCTTTATCGCCGCTTGCCTTGCTGCGCTTCGCCTCTGCCTTAATCGCTTTAACCCGGCTTTCCAGGGCGTCTCCGTGTTCGTTCTCCTGCTTCACTAAGCGGGCAACGCTGTCCGACGGCAAAGATATAACCTGCCTGATTTTCGCGGGAAGTTCGGTTAATACGTTCGCTTTCATTCGGCGAATCATGCCAGACGAGCGAAGTATTTTTTGCAATTCATCCAGGTTTGACGAACCGGAAAAATCCCATCCGTATCTATTTCTGTGAGCATCACAGTAGCGATTAGCGAAAGAAAAAAAGTTGTTGAATTGTGACGGGAAAAGGTAGTTAACCAGTGGCCACAATTCGACGGGCCGGTTTGTGATCGGCGTTCCGGTTAAGAATATACGCTTTCCAGCATCAATAGGCACAACTTTTTTGCCTTCGCCCAACAGCGCCTTTGTGCGGGCCGCTTTCGGGTTTTTCATATAGTGCGCCTCATCACAAATCAGCAAGTCCCATTTCACGGCCCGGATTTCATCGGCATATTTTGCGGCAATATCGTAATTCATTATTACGATTTCGGGCAGAACAGGAAACGCATCGCCGGATCGTAAAACGTGAATCCGGTATGGGTCAACTAACCAGCGGTTGCACTCTTTTTGCCAGTTAATTTTTAGCGTTGCCGGGCAAACGATCAATACCGTTTTGGGTTTTTCTACATTGATAACGGCAATGGCCTGAACTGTTTTACCCAACCCCATTTCATCGCCGATCAATACGGAACGATTGTTTACAGCGTATTCAATCCCGGCTTTTTGGTAAGGGAAAAGCACCTTTCCGGCTGGCAAAGGGATTTCGATATTAGTTAATGCCTGTGAGGAACTTGACGCCTCAATTGCTGTTTCAGCCTTTTCGATTTCAGCGATAGCGACATCATCAGCGTTTTCTTTTAGCGCGGCGGCGACAGTCGCCTTATCTGTCCACCAGCGCCGTTTGTCTGGATTCCAGCGGAACCCGGCTGCTTTTAGCGCGTCTTTTTCTTCAAAAGATGCGTTTGCAACAAAAATACCGTTTTCGTATAAGATTTTCATTGCACAAAGATAGTGCAAATAAATATCCGTACAAATATTAATTACATATTAACAAAAAAACCCGCCACAATTTCCATCGGGCGGGCATTACAAAACCATGTTCCATTCATTCTCAAATTTTCGTCGAGGTGTTGAACTGGAAATGAACCTGCGCCCGGCATTGTGAGCAACGGGCAAATAGCATGAGCACGGTTAACAGGGCGTATAGTGCCATGCGGGAGAGGCGCTCGTCTGTGTCGTGGTATGTCGTGTTCATATATCTCCGGTTTCAACAAATTTTTGAAGGATAGGAAGCATTTGCTCAACCTGTTTCCGGGTTAAGTGCATCCGGTTATTACCGATATTATCCGGCGGTAACTCAACATCTTTCCACCCAACATTCGGTATAAAATATTGCACTTTTAAATTTGTTGCCCCTAACCAAATCTTATCTTCAATCGAGGATGACTTTTGTAGGCTGCAATCTTCGCCGATTGAATCCGTAAATTCGTAAATAGCAAACCCTCGATTTGTTGTTTTACGTTTCATTTGAAGCGTTCGGTTATATGCCGAATTTCCAGGAAAGCCCGTTCCGGCATAATGGATAATATCTGCCGACGTATCGCCCGGCATTTGGCGTAATATCCCTGAATTTGCGGGCTGTCGTTCATTTGCCCCTCTTTCAGGAATTGGGAATAACTACCGGCGGCGTCATCTGCCATACGTGCGGCGGCTGCGATGCGGCCCGGCAGGGTGTTGGAGCATTTGCCCAGGTATTCGGCTTTGATCTCGCCGGACATAACCCCGAACGAAAGGCAAATTTCGTCGGGGTCGGCTGATTCGCAGAACACGACAAGGCCGACGGCGGTGTTAATTCTGAAGTCGTTTTGGGTGTGGCATTTGTACGCGGTCAATGCCAGTACGGCGACGGCGGCGATGCGGATGAATTTTTCAATACATTTTGCGTTTTTCATTGTTGCGAAATTGCGGGGGGAGTGAAAGGATAGGATTAAATTCGACATCTTAAAAGTAGGCTCGATTCTGTCCACCGTTGCGGGTCTGTCATCAACGAACCGTCGCACTTTGCGCCGCTGGAAATGGCGGCGTACTTGTCCAGGCGTTTGGCAAGTTCTTTGCGGGCGTCGTCTGTGAGTTTGAGATTGATTAGTTCGCGTTTAGCCTCTTTGGTGGACAGTCCGGGCTTTTTGGTGTTTTCGTTGGCCCGGTAAAATTCGGCAACCTTGCAAGCGACCTCCCGAATCTTTGCGGCTTCGTGGCCTTTGATTTCGGCGGCGGTTAAGTACGTTTCGATTATTTCGTTTTGCATCGTTTTAGATTTAGCGCGTGACAACTACCATGCCGCTACCCTGGCAGGATGAACAAGTACCACCAATGGCGTTTAATCCTTCGCCCCGGCAGTCAAAACATTTGGCGGCTAATTCTTCCGGCTTCTGGTCACGGTTGACGCTCTTTTGAAAGGCGTCTAATAATTCTTTCAATGATTGAGTTTGATTTTGCATTGCGTTTCGTTTTTTATAATTGTGTGACCGTGTAGTGAATTTCCGGCTCCGCGCCGACCTTGAATTTTATGCGTTCGCCGTCTTTGCCTTCGACGAATATTTCTATTTCGTCGCCGTTCATAAGCGGATATTCTGCGCTGTTTTCGTTGTAATACCGTGCGTATTTTTCGGCGGCTTCTTCTTCGTCAAATGCGCGGATAACTTTCCCGTTTTCGCCTAAGTAATCTTCATGAAAAACCGTAAAAGCCGGATCGCATTCCTTATCCGAAAAATGGTACTCGCTGCATAGTGGGCATTTAATGAAATCTCGCATTACGTTTCGTTTTAAAATATGAGAAAATAAAGTGCTGCAATTATTATGCCCACCAATACCCCAGCGCAACCGTTAGACACTTCCCGCTCAACCGGCTTGCCGTGACGGCGGGATGAAAAAACCGGCTTAACCTGGCCCGGCGGGCGAACGGTCGGCACTTGCTGTTGCAAATGTGAACCCTTGCCTTTTGCGGGGGACGGTGCGGAGCGGCGGTGTGACATGGCTATTTGATGTTTTGTGAAATGAAGTCGGATAAATCCGAAGCATACGAACGGTTAAACCGGGATACCCACAAAAACCCGTCTGCAATGCCGTCTATGTCTGCTGACAATTGCCCCCATGTTTCCCGCTGCGCATTTGCGAAAATGGCCGCTTCGATACGGTTGTCAATTGCCTGCCGTAATGCCTTCCATTTTTCGGACGTTGGCGACGATTTGAAAATTTGCCAAATTTCCTTCCAGTCTGTTTCCTTTTTCCGGCCTTTAACTTCGGTTTTGAACTCCGAAAGTATTTCAGTTTTCAGGGTCAAAAACTCCTGAATAATGCGCTCTTTCCGACTTTCTTTGTAGGCTTCTGTATTCGTTGTGTATTTCACGCTTTGAAGTTCGTCAACTGGCGCAATAAAGTCGGCCCCAAAATATTTGTGGAACAGTTGTGCCAACACCAAAACCTCCGAATGAGGGTAGTTAAGTCGGTCATTCATTCGCTCCATCGCCTCGAATGCCTGAAAAAACAGGTCATATTCGTTGCCCGGCTTGTCAGCGGATTGCACGTTGTTGATGAAAATGTAATTGTTTTGGACGTTGATAACGGTTGTTTTTATCCCGTCTGCCAATTCGAGCGCGGCGTAGTTTACCTGCGCTTGGATGCGCTACCACTCGCTGTATTCGATCATGCCCATGTTGTACTGCTTCCTCCCGTTGTTGTAACGGGCCTGCAATAAAAGAGCATCGCTGGAATTTTGCGATAAAACGGCAAGTGCTTGGTCGGTTTGCCCGTTTGAAATTAAACTTTGAATTTTGTGTTTCATAATTGTATAAAGTTGAGTAAGTGATAAATTATAGCCCCGGATAATACAACGCTCCCCAGGAAGATCAATATTTCAGCAAAAAAAACGGCAAAAACCAGCAATACGGAATCCATAGGGTAAACCGGAATAATAGCGTAAAGCAACCAATCGCGTGTTGTAACATCGTACCCGTTGCTCCATAAAATGTAACATATAATCCCGCTGCTTATCGGGTTTGCGTACCAAAAAAACTCGCTGTAACCGGATACGCTTTTCGGGATGCCCCGGTATTTTAGGCCGCATTTGGTTAGTATTCGATGAATGCGGGCTTCCTGTGTTTTCGTTATAATCGAGGGTAAACATATTGCCCGGCGTAAAACTAAATCCGGTTCGCTGTATGCCTGCCGTAGGTCGTATTCAATTTCTTTCCGGCGCTTTTCTACGTTCTCGCTTATTCCGTTTTTGTGGATGAACGGCAGCGAATGGCAGTAAAAAACATATAACCACCTTATATCTATTTTAGGGAATTTCATCTTAGTATGGGACTACCTCGCGGCCATTCGAGCCAACGACTTTTATGTTAGGAACAATTTTATCGGTCAACTTTTCGGCGGCCCAAAGTATCGGAAACCAAACCAAAAGCAGCGTCCAAATAGGAAGGTCGAGCCAAACCAACCAAAGAAAAATGTCGATCAAAACAACTATTGCAATAATCCACGTTAGCCCCAATGTAGTAGCGGCGGCGTTTTGTTGCGCCCGAACTATCCACCCGCCAACGATCACCCGGCCATAAATGGAAACCAGGCTTTCATTTGCCGCCGTTTTGGCGACATACCGAAACAGGCCAATGAAGCAAATGAGCATAATAACAACCGATGAAAAGAGCCACATAACAAAACTCCAAATCGGTTTTATTTGCTCCCAAAATTTACCCTTCCACCCTGTAATAACTTCCTTAGCATCTTCCAGCGTTGCCGCTGTTGCGCTGCTGTCCGGGAAGTGGTAACGCGGCGGTTCGTCCGTTACCGGCGTATTCGCAACGTCCGGGCCTTGCAACGTGCCATAAGGCCGTACCGGGTCGGAGGTGTTATTCGGGGGCAAGTATACGGCGCCGTTCGGGGCAACGGGGGATTGAATGCGCTGCGGCTGCGGCTCAACGGACTTAGACGGCACATTTACAAGTTTCGGTTTGTTCCGCTGAATTACCGGCTCGCCGTTGACCTTAATCAGCGACAAATCCCCCCCGGCATCATTGTACCGGACAATGCCTGTACTTTTCGGCAGTAGTTCCATGTACGTGCTTTTGCCGTCGGCTTTCCGGTCAATGTATACCGTTTTCGTTCCCGTCTGAAATTCATACGTTACGGCTGCCCCGGCGGGCGGTATCGGGTTGATCTGCCCGCTTACTTGCATTAACGCCGCATCTACTTGTTGCGTTTTCGATTGCCCGAAAACCGGCAGGCAGAAAAGCAGGAAGGAAAGTACGACCGTAGCGGTTAACGCCTTCGCCGCGTTGATCTCAAAAAAGGTACGGCTTGCGCGCTCCTGCTTTACCACTAACTTTTTTTGTTCAGCAAACTTTACAAAGCGCGGCGCGAAAAAATCTACGTATTGCGTGTATGCTTGATACGTTTCGTCGCTATGATCCCATGCCCGGCGGTCTACATAGTCCGGCGCGTCCGGGTTTAAAAACGGCTCATCTCCACGTGTGAAAATAAAGTCGGTTTCTTCTTCCGCCGTATAAATGGCGGCTGCATTTTGAAATGGCGGGATAATGGCGGCCCAAATAGCGTATGAAGTAGCGGCCTTTGCCGCCTTTTCGCGTTCGTGAAATGACGCCAACGTTTCCCCAGGCAAAAGGCAGATAAGCGTATCAACTCCGAGCGACGGCGGCTGCCAGGTTGAAGCGGTTATAAGTTTTTGCGCTTCAATCGGCGGGTTTTCGTTCCATTCCTGCCAAGTGTGCATACCGGCCAAATAGGTGCCACGTGCCATAAATGAAAGCAAAATAAAGAACCCGATTAACCCGATTGCGGTTGCCGCCTGCATTACCACATCTTCGGTAATGACCGCATAGGCCGTTGAAACCATGTACATGGATATGGTTGCCATTACGATGCCGACGGCGACAAACCCGGCCCGGAAAATAAATCCAGGATACGTTTTTTTGTTGTCATACATCCACGTTGTAATGTGGATAGGCGCATTGCGCACTATTTTGGAGAGATGCCAAAAAAACTGATTTGGCACTTTTTTGGCACTGTCGGCAGGTTGTTGCATTTCTTGACTATTAATGAGTTATGAATGATTTGGCACTTTGGCACTTGTTATTTACTTTTCCCCTCCCCCGACTTTCGATAGGGCAGCATGGTATCTTTTTATTGTGCGTTCGCTGTACCCCTTCCGGCCTCTAAAATGGGCTACTATTTGAGCACACGTTTTGGTCTGCATCAGGTTTTTGATTTGCAAAATCCGAAAGTCGTTTAGGCTTTTATGTCCGGTTTCTTTTTGGATTGTTTGCACCTCAACAGGGGTTAGTCCGTCCGACTTGTTGCCATGCTCCCAAACAATAGATAGCCCAACCTTTACCCCCGGCGCATTTGCCAGGGTAGGCGTTTTGGTTTGTGTTCTTTCTTGTTTTGGCTTTGTACTTTTGCCTGGTTGAAATAACATAGTAGCGGAAAACGCGCCTTTTGTGAACGCTTTGCAAATGTACTACTTTTCTTAAAGGCGTACAAATATTTTTTGCGGGCGCGTTTTACCCGCCGTTTGCCGCCGTTTGCTTCAAAATAGCGTAGTACCGCTCCGCCAATGTTCCCGCCTTTTCGGTATCAAAGTGATTTTGCCCGCTGGCTATCGCCCATTGTTTCGCCGCATCTTCCAGGGCTGCCCGAAGTTCGGTAACGTGTGCGGCGCTTGCCTCGGCATCGCGTTTTGCCTTTTCGGCTAAGGCGTGTTTTTCGGACGTTCCCAAGAACGTAACCGAAACGGCGTAAATCCCGGCGGCGGAAAATAGCCCGGCCAAAATGCAGGCGATGACGAAAGGCATTTCGAGCGAACCGTAAAACGAATACTCGAAAGGCAATACCCCGGCCTTCGCCGCTTGCACGGTGCGAAGGTTGAACAAAACGAGGTGGACGAAAAAGGTGAGTATTTCCAGCACCACCACGGCGGCAATTCCTACCTGTGCCGTTGATCTCGATGCGGGGTTTTTCGCCATGCGTAGCGCGTGCCAGGATATTAGGCAGTACGGCACGGCGAAGGCT